GCTTGGCAATCTTGGTCAAGGTCAGTTTGCACAACAACAAGCCATTGCACAAGCTCAAATGCAAGCTGGCGCTCAACAACAAGCTCTCCAGCAAAGAGGTTTGGACACGGCTTACAACCAATATCAACAGCAGCTTCAGTATCCATACCAACAGCTCAGCTTTATGCAGGGTTTATATGCCGGTCTGCCAATGCAGAACCAAGCTCAAAGCATGTACCAAAATCCAAGTGCAATATCTCAAGCCGCCGGTATTGGAACTGCTGGTATGGGTGCGTATGGTATGTATAGAATGGCTCAGAAAGAAGGCGGCTTAACAAAGAGCATGGCTAATGGCGGCATCACTCAGTTGTTTGATGTGGGTGGCTCAATCAAATCAGACTTATCGCGCATGAGTCCTGAAGAGTTGCAAGAGTACATTGCTGAAAGCTCAAGCCCCACGGCTAAAAGAATGGCGCAACAGCTTCTTGCAGAGAAGACAGCCCTTGCTAGAATGCAACAAAACCCCGGCGTGACTCAGTTACCAAGCAACTTGCCTGTGGGCGAACCCGTGGGCGCTGCTGGTGGCGGGATCATTGCATTTGCTGAGGGTGATCGAGTTGAAAACAGCGATTCGTCTAGTGATTCATCTGGGGATACTCGCACTGATGCCGACGCTTATTTACGACGCCTTCTTGCTGGTGGGGATGAAAATATTCAACCTATTCCCGGGTCAGAAATGGTGCAAGCTGCACCAACAAATGATGCGAACCCCGTAGCTTTACCAGTAGCTGCACCAGCACCTATTACAGGCGCTCCTTTACCTCCCCAAAATGCTGGCGTAACTTCACTTATTGCACAACCACCTACTCGCTTACCTGCTGCTGGTATTGAACCACCTGCTGTGGTCGCAAAAACCCCTGCCGCCGTTGCAACTAATGAAAAATCTGTGTACGGCAATATGCCACTCATGAGTCCTGAGGCTAAAGAAGCTTTCTCGCAATACGCTGGTATGTACAAAGACATGCGCGGTGATAACAAGAAAGCCCGTGAAGAAGCTAAGTGGATGGCAATTATGCAAGCTGGTCTAGGCATTGCTGGTGGTACGTCACCTAATGCACTTGCCAATATTTCTCAAGGCGCAATACCTGCAATGGCTCAATACCAAGCAGCGATTAAAGACATCCGCAAAGATGACCGTGAAGCCGTTAAAGGTCTTATTGATCTTGGCCTTACTAAAGAGAAGTTTAAACAAGAAGTTGAAAAGATGGGTCTTGACTGGCACAAGTCTGAGCGTGTGTACGATGCGCATGTAATTAGCGCCAATGCAACCATTAAAGCTGCCCAGATTCGTTCTGCTACAGAAAAAACAATCCGACCTACTGACCAAGAAACTGCTGTTAACGATTATGTTGCAGCGGCAAAATTAGACCCTGCCAATAAGGGTAAATCTGATGAACAACTTCGTGTTGAAGGCCGTATACAATACCTTGTGTATTCTCGACCACAACAACCAAACGCAAGCATTCCAACCGCTATTACTGGAAGTGAAAAAGAAGATTCAATTTTGTCTGGCTTAGAAGTAGATTTGTGGAAAAACAGAAATAACCCCGCAAAGAAAAAAGAAATTCAAGCAGAAATAGACGAAAGGAAAAAAGTTATTGCTGAAAAAGTTACAGGGAAATCAAGCGCGGGTCGTGGTTTAGATGTGGAAGTTCCCGGCGTGCCTAATGCTTCTGCTGAAGCATCTGCTGCTGCAAAATGGGCTAAAGTCCCAGTGCCGCCAGTACCTAAAGAAGTACCCATCACCCCTGACAAATGGGCTATGGCTGTAGGCAAATTAAGGCTTGACCCTTCGCCTACCAATAAGAAGTATTTTGATGCACAGTTTGGTGAAGGTGCTTCGGATAGAGCGTTGAAAAAATAAGGATTAGTATGACAAACCCATTTGCGCAATTTGTTGAGCAGAAAGAAGATGCTAATCCCTTCGCGCAATTTGTTGATGCAAAACCTAAATTAAAACCTGAACCTGAACCTGAGGCCGCTAAACCAAAGCCTGAGTCGAAGCCTGAGTCAAAGCCTGAGTCAAAGCCTGAATCAAAGCCTGAACCTGTACCGGCCCCGGTAGTTGAAGAAACTAAGCCTACACCAGTAGCCGCAACTCCTGCACCTGTTACTCCTGCACCTGTTGCTCCTGCACCCACGCCTGAACCTGTTGCCGTAACTGAGAAGCCTAAACAAAGTATGTTTATGGCTGTTCCTGATAATCCTAATCAATACATACCCCAAAGCGTTAAAGGTGTTCAATCTGGCATTATTGGATTGGGGTCTATGTGGGAAGGCGTGAACATTGGTATAGACGCATCTGCATTAAATATTGCTGCAAAACAATTATCTAACTTTGATCAAATTGATGCTGGTACGCTTAAAGACCCCAAACAATTTCTAGGTAAGCCATCATCGCAAACGTGGATTGACAACGCCCAGTACATGAACGGCGATGAGGCAACTCGTGCTGGGATACGGGAAAAATATGCAGGTGTAATTGGGCAGCGTGAAAAAGTCATTCAATCTTCGTTAGCTACAATTGCAGAATACAAAGAGTTTGCCAAACAACACCAAGGCAAAGTTGAAGACTTGACCAGCGTTAGAGGCGTTCAAGATTTTACCGACTGGCTTAAATTTACTATGGGTTCGGCTGGCGTTCAGTTGGTACCCATTATCCTTGCTGCGGTAGCCACAGGCGGTGTAGGTGCTGGGGCCGTTGGTATGACCATGGCTGCTGGCGAACAATTTGGTAATCGTATTGAATACGTACTTAACCAAAAAGCTGTAAAGACATTATCGCCGGAAGAACAAGCGGGTAAAGTCGAACGATACATACAAGACACTATGGGCGTGTCAATGTCTGTCGCTGCTGCTAACGGTCTACTGGATACAATAGCTGGGCCTGTGGGGGCTATCTTACGCAGTAAGTTTGCTAAGGAAGCTGCTAAAGCATCAGGTAAAGCATTAACTGCCGAGGCTGCTACAAAGCAAGCAGTCAAAGAAATACCACGTAGTTTTCTTGAAGAAAGTTTAACAGGGTTTTCACAAGAAGCACTCAGCATTATTGGTGAAAGGTATTTAGGGGAACAAACTTCTATTGACCCTAAGACGGGCGAAGTTGTTGAGCTAGATTGGAAAGACCCTAAAAACTTAAAACGTTTAATTAACGCCATGGCTAGTGAAGGCGTGGGCGGTTTGTTGGGTGGGGGTTTTAACGTAGGTGCTGCGGCAAGACGGTTACGTTCAGCATCGCAAGAAACACAAGATCAAATAAACCAATTAGGGCAAACATTATTAAATAGTATTGAACGTGGCGGTTTTACTAAAGAAGGTATTGATGCCCAAGTTATTGATGCGTTAGACCCTAACCAAAAAGTTGCGCCAACATCGTTAGATGATATGGCTCCTCCCCTTGCGCAAGCAGCAGCACCTGAACAAAAAACAACGCCGCCGGTTGGGGCTGTTACAACACCGCCTGAAGAAAAAAAACCTGAAAGTAAAGCAGCTAGTTATGTACAAGCGGGTACACCAGTTCAACAAAAAGTTACACCACCTGAACAGCCTGCTGCTAAAGTTGTCGAATACATTGACATGGAGACGGGTGAAATTATTCCGTCTGATCAGGCTGATCCACGAGTAGAGTACACAGATCGGGAAACAGGTGAAGTTATACCTGCAACTAAGGTAGAACCTAAAATTGGAAGTGGTGGCAATGATGCCGCTATTCAACGCCGTGCTGATGAGCTATCAAGTGATCTTGGGCTTCCCAAAAATATTGCGTTATCCGTAGCACAACGGGAAGCTACCGAAAGGGGGCAAAATGTTGAACGAACGAATACAGAATCTAACACTGGACGAAATGAGCCAAGCTTTTCTGTGTCTGAGCAAAGAGCAACCACCACCGAAGGCGCTGCACCATCTGATACTACAGGACTGGCTAGACCTGTCGATGCTACTGAATCACCTGTTGGAAGAGAAGAAGCAGAGCCTGCTGCACTAACTGATATACCTACACTGACTGAGCGCCCACCTCCAGCTACGTATGCTGAGTTAACCCCAGATGATAAAGCCGGGGTCCTGCAAGAAGCACAAAGCATGTGGGAGTCTGGTGAGGCTAACTTGCCCATGGCAAAGGCGTGGAACAGTTTACCGTCGTGGAAGCGGGATATGTTTGCGCAAGAGGTATATGCAAACTACGATGAGATGACAACAAATGGTGAAGTGTTTCGTGCCGCCATGGACAAGGTCATTGAGGCTAAAAAACCTGAAGAAGCTAAAGCCCCAGAGTTTAAAGCTGGCGTACAAGCTGAAATGCCTTTTGCTGCGGAAACACCTGCCGCACCTGTTGGCCCAGTAACGTTTGCTAAATTGCCCAAAGCCGAAAAAGACACGGTTATGGAAACGGCAAAAAAATTATATCAGTCACGGGAAATTGTTTTACCTATTGAACAGTCATGGGATAACTTGCCTACATGGAAACATGAGTTATTTGCTGAACGTTTATATAACGGCGGCGCAGATTTCATCAATGATTCTGATCAAGTATATAAAGCTCGTGAAGAAGTTGCTAATCTTGAAATCAATCCTGCTGCACCCGTTGCGCCCATCGAACAAGCACAAACTAAATTAGCTGAAGCAGAGACTGCTGTAGCCGAAGCAACAACGTCTGATGAAAAGAAAGACGCAACTAAGCAGCGCAACGTGGCTCGTCAAGAAGTTAAACAAGCACAAGCTGCTGCACCTATCACTAAACCAGATACAGTAAGTTTTGAAGAAGATCAAGGTAGGGGTATTGCGTTTAACGAATCGGTGTTAGCTGGTTTACGCACTATTGCTGAAGACGATAGTATTGCTGATGACCACCCAGATCGCGTTGGTGCGGTGATGTTAACTGGTATTGACCGTCAAGCTGGCGGCGCTAAAGGTCGTGCATCTGGATTATTAAAAAGCATTACGGATTGGGCTGATACAAACGGTAAAACCATAGTGTTAATGCCATCAGGTAACATTGAGGGTTCCCGAGAAAACTTGGTATCGTGGTACGAACGTAATGGGTTTGTGCAAGATAGCGATGGCGCAATGGTAAGGCAACCCGTAGCTGCTGTTGCTGCTGCTGAGACACCTGTTGCCACCACTACAACCGAAGCACCTAAACGTGGTCGTGGTCGCCCGCCTAAAGCAAGAGTTGAGGGTGCTGAACCTGCTGCACCTAAGCCAAAAGGTCGCCCCAAGGTTGAGTTGTCTGACGAAGAAAAAGCAGCTCGTGCAGAAGCGCGTAAGAAAGTACAAGGTGAGTTGATTAAAGCGCAGCGTGCTGTTGACCGTGCGGTTGCAAAGCTTCAAGAAACAGTTGATGCTGATAGGTTTAATACACCCGCTGCATTTCAAACTGCTACTGACATACTTAGGCAAGAGCGCACGCAAGCTATATACGTTCTAACTGCTATTGCTGATAACCCAATGTTTCGCAAGGTTGAGTCCTCAGGGGTCAAGGCAAAACAGTTTTTAGCAAGTGATGCAATTACGCTTCAAGAGCGTGCCAATATTGCAGAGCGTTTGAAATTTGAAGAAGCACGCAATAAACGCAAAGCACAAGCAGCACCAGACAGTCGGTTTACTAAGTTAGGTCCAAGTGGCGTCAACACAAAAACCAATCGTGGGCTTTACAAATTTTCCAATGCCGCTGATGCTGCTGCTTATATTGCTAAGACAGGTACTGTATTTGAACGGGCGCTGGCTAGACGGTTGTTGCCATTCTTAACTGGCGTTAACTTAGTCATTGCAGATACCGAAGAAAATACTATTGAGTCTGCCAAAGAGGTATTGGGTAAAGACTCTGCTGCGTATTTTGCTGATGACTTTCTTGGCGAGCCGTATAAGTTGATAGTACTGCGTGGTGAAAATTACGGTGGCACAGCCGCGCACGGTGTAAACAACGTTACGTTCTTGCATGAAGCATTACACGCAGCGGTTGGCGCAAAGATTGATCAAGCAATGCGGTTTATGAAAGCCGGTAAAGTTAAAGATATACCAGCCAACCTTAGAGCTTTAGTAAACGACTTATACGGGATTATGAATAGGGCGCAGGATAACTACGATGCGTTAAAAACAAGTGGTGAACCTATATCTGAACAACTTCAAAGTTTGTTTGAGGGTATTGGTATTGGTACAGATATGCACGAGTTTGTGTCCTACGGGTTAACTGACGTTGAGTTACAAAAATTCTTGCTTGGTACACCAGCTCTTGCTAAGAGAGACCGTAGCATTATTGACAGCGTTAAAAACCTGCTAACCAAATTTGTTGAAAGTCTGCGTCGTGCGTTTGATTTGGGTGCTAACCATCAGTCGGCTTTCCAAGACCTTATATTTGCTACTCAGGGTTTGTTAATTGAGGAAGAGAATGCACCTGCTAATGTTGAAAACCTTAAGTTAGCGGCTAAGAACGCAAATACATCCACAGCGAAAGCAGATAAAAACTTAACTAAGATTGCTGCATCTAATAATCAACAAGATATAAAAGACGGTATTCAAAACAACGTAGCTGCTCACGACTTTGGCACGTACGACAAGCTAATGAAAGCCAGATTACCTGCTATGGGTAGTGGCTTTGTTAAAGCTTCTTTGAGCAAATTGCAAACGTCTGACATCATAAGGTGGCAGGGCGATAACATACCTGCACTTAAACGTGTCGATGAACTTGTTGAGCGTATGGTCGGCTCGCGCATGAGCATGGAAAAAGCTTTTGCTAAAAAAGCAGATAAGCTGGCAAGGTTTATACGTTATGCAAGGAAATCATCACGGCAAGCGTTAAGCGATGCTATGCACTTAGCTCGTTTAGAAAGTGTAAGCCCTACAGAATATGCAGATCGTCAAGATGCAATAGCTAACGACGCCCGTGTGGTTGAACTAACCAAACTTTTAAACGACCCACGCACAAATCCTTCTGAGCTAAATGCCATTACCGACAAGAAAAAAGCACGAGAAGCCAGCATCAATAAAGTATTTGACGCTTGGGAAAGGTTAGGTAATGTTAAAGACGGGCAAGAGATGTACCGCATGGTGCGTACGTTTTACAAAGACATGAACGTCTTGCACCGCACCTTGCTTGATGCCCGTATAGATCGTTTGAATTTATCTGGGGCAGTTAACGACCCAACTACCCCTAAGGGTAAGTTGATGCTGTCCGTGCGCCGTATGTTTGAAGGTAGTGACTTTGCTGGTATAGACGAGTACTTCCCGTTTATGCGTCATGGTGAGTATTGGTTGCGCGTAAACGGCCCGGAAGGTCGTGAGTTTTATATGTTTGACAACGGCACAGACCGCAATGAGTTTTTAAATGTTCGTGCAGCTCAAATTGGGATTGATCCAAACGACCCTAAGGCATTTGATGCTGGCGATAATACTCGTGCGCTACGTGATAAGTACAGTAGCGAAAGCAAGATTCTTGGTGAGATGTTTGATGTAATCAATCAGCACTTTGCTAATACCAATATCCCCAATGCTGCAAACATGAGCGCCGATGAACTTATAGCTGCGCAAAAAACTCAAGCCGCAGCATTAGAACAGCTAAAAGATTCGTTGTATCAGACGTATCTAATGACGATGCCTGAGCAAAGCTACCGTAAACAATTTTTGCATGCTGATAACGTAACTGGTTTTAGCTCAGACGTATTTCGCAATTTTAAAGTGTCTGCAACCAAGATGGCATCGCAGGCGGCTAAGTTGGCGTACAGTGATTCAATTAACGCAGAAGTGCAAAGCGGGTACGACTCGCTAGAAGGCATGCCTGCAATCCTTCGTTCAAAAATGCGTTTGTTTGTGGATGAGGTTGGCTTACGTGCGGATGCTGAAATCAACCCAGAACCAGACAACATTTACGCCACAGGGCTTAACCAGCTAGGTTATTTTTGGATGCTGTCAGGTGTAGCCACTGCAATTACTCAGACTACGTCAATACCCATAATGGTAATGCCAATCTTAAATGACGAGTATGGCTATGGTAAGTCGGCGGCTAAATTTACTAAATACATGCAGCTATGGAAGTCTGTAGGTGTAACTGATAACGCAGCAAACGGCGATACCAATTGGTTTGCGCCTTCTATGGGTACTTCAAAATTAGTTCAAAGCAACCCAATACTTGCTCGTGCTTTTGCAGAAGCGTCTGAGCGTGGCATCTTGTCCCAGACTTCAATTTCTGTGCTTACAAATCGCAATCGCACGCCCGCTAATGCTTACTCAAATATACCCGGTGCTTTTTTACGGGCGACTAAGATAGGTATGTCGGCGTTGTTTAACGGTGCAGAGCGTATGACTCGTGAAATGACGTACATGATGACGTTTGAGCTAGAGTACGCAAAGACAAAAGATTTTAATAAGTCGGTGCAAAAAGCAATTGATGTAGTGCAAGAAACGCTTGGGCGTTACGACAGCTTTAACCGTCCACGTATTTTGCGCAACTTCTTAGGGCGTACTGTTGGGCAGTTTAAGATGTACGCCGTTAACATGACGTCGTTTTTCCTGCGCAATGGGTACAACATTTTTAAAGGTATGTTTACCGGCAATCCAAAACTTACGTTTTCAGCTATGCACCGTTTAGGTGGCGTGTTAACCATGGCGGCGTTGTTTGGCGGCATCACTGCGCTACCGTTGTATAGCACCGTGTGCAGTGTAATTGATATGTACCTTGACCTCTTTGGTGATGATGAGGAAAAGAAACGGCGCATTGCCCGTAATCCTTATACAGCAGAGAGTGCTGACTTGCGTTTCCGTTATGAATTTTTACCTGAATGGTTTGGACCGATGCGATATCAGACGACCACAGGGCTTGATGGTAAAGAGCATACCTTAGCGTCTATTCTTGAAAAGGGTGCTGTATCTGAACTTACTGATATCAACGTAGGTTCACGTACATCGTTTGACGGTATGTGGTGGCGGGGCGGTAAGCATGGTGACACCGACAGAGAAAAAGTTGAAAACTTTTTAATTGCAAACCTTGGTGCAGGTGCTGAGACTATTTTAAAAATCCCCGAAGCAATCACTGAGTGGAGAAATGGCAACATTGAACGTGGGCTTGAAAAAGTTTTACCGGCAATGCTTAAAAACGTTGTTACTGAAGAACGTATACGCAAGGAAGGGGCTAAAACACCATCAGGCAAACTGATAATGAGCAAAGAAGAATTTTCTTCGTTTAATTTAGCAATGCAGGGGCTAGGCTTTCAAAGCACGGCGTTAGCTCGTGTTCAAGAAAACGGTATTAAGCTACAAGAAGAAATCATAATTGCGGCAGAGCAACGTGCAAACATACTTAAAAGGCTCAGTACCTCAATACTAAGTGATAGCGCAACGGATGCAGATATTGAGCGGGTATTCAACAAAATTGATGAGTACAACGACCGTTACGTTGCGCTTAAGCATTTGCGTATTGACCCCAATACTATTAAAGAAGTTACGGACCGGGCAAAAGACAAAGAGAAGTTTATGTTTAGGGGGCTATACATACGCAAAGAAGATTTGCCGTACCTACTTGAATTGCGTGATGTTGCTGAACCCCCGCAGAAAAAGAAATAAAAAAACCCCCACGGCTGAGGTGGGGGAAAGAGTTTTTCTTCAAGGAAAAGCAGCATGGCTGCAAAGTCAGTATAACGTCAAACCCGCCAAACACGTACACCCCTGATGTTTTCCTCAATTACAACGCGCATCACAACGTCAAACTTTTGTTTTCTTACAACAGCCAAGATAGCTTTTTTAGCTGCACTGCTGTTGATGCAGGGTATGAAAAACGAATGTCCGTGCTTAAAGCTACGCCAGTTAATGTTATACGTTAGCATCTCGACTTTCATCGCCTAACTCCGGTAGCACCAGCCCATCCATATCAATAAACTCAGAGTTTGAGCAATTGAACATCAGGGTATGCACAGCAGGGGAAGTGATCTTCATGCCCTTAGACATACGCTTGTTGGGGTTGCCCATGGTGAACCCGCGCTCTTTAAGCTCACGCAATGTGTCCTTGTAGTTAATCTGCCGCTCAACACAGTCCTTCCTAAAAGCGCCGGTCACAAAGTACATGTGCTTGGTATCAGGCTCGTAGCGTATGAGCAACTCACCTTTTGGTTCAAGTGTTGGTAGGGCAGCGGCTGAGGTGCGGTTATCGTGATCAGCCTTCACCACAAGGATGTTCTGCATATGACGATTGATGTAATCACCCACAATACTCACTGCATCATGCAACGGTGGTCTAATCTCTTCGCGCATGCTCTGGATTGTTTTGCATACCCACGTATATACAGCCCTCATGTCATACGTAGTTAACCCCAAGCTATTTGCAATCAGGCCCCCAGCTATATTGCATGCGGCAACTGCCGACCAAAAACGTTCAGGTGCAGTGAGCTTAAGCTCTGTGTCAATCTTTGCTTGAATCTTTAAGATGGTCTCAACTGCTTCCTCAAGGTTGTTCACCAACCACTTGATGTAAATCTCACCTGCATGCCCATAGTTCTGTTTAAGCTGATGATCAAACATCCGCTTACCTTCTTCCGTTGAGATGACACCGTTAGGCACAATGTCGTATTCAAACAAGCGCAGCATTTCTGCATTGCCGCCAGCCTTGACGCTTGCCAACTTCTCATAAAAACTCGCATTTGCGCTACACAGTGACATGGTCTGCCAAGTGGTTGAGTTATCCCGCAGCTCATTGGTTGCGCCTTTCATTCGGTCACTGCCTCGACCCTGTGACATGCTGTATGCTAAGTTTGAGAAGTCCTCAGGGGTGATGTTAGTAATCTCATCACAAGTAAACGGCAGGTTGTTCATGATGCCCAAGCGGTGGGTACGTGCAGCATTGGTATCGCGCCAAATCGACCCAAGCGCCTCAGGGTGTCCATAGACGCTATTACACATGAACAGTGTGGTTGACTTACCCGAACCGCCTTCCTTGTAAATCACATTGATGATCGCGCCTTTTAGTCCCGTGAATTTAAACAGCGGCGCACCAAACGCAGTCAGTGCAGCAAACGCATGTGGTTCCATCCCCGGCTTGGCGTACATGTTGAACGCTTCTTTCCACTTAGAAAAATCACCCACTGGGCCGATGTGTTCTGCTATTGCTTTCGTAGCCGAAGATGGTGGGCTACCGTATACGCCTTCTTTACTAAATTCCAACTCACCAAGTATGAATTTATTATTGTTGTCTGCCCAACCAAATTGAGACCTCATGATTTCTACCTTTTTTGAATACTGTAAATTTTTAACAAATGCGTTAACAAACGTGGCTAAATGCGTCATCTGTGCAGGTGTACCTGCTACACCATTTCTAGCCAGCACTTTGCGTAAATCATCTTTCACTGCAATCACTGCTTGCGGCACAACAAACTCAACCACACCATCCATAGGTAAGTGCAATCTAAGCAGGGCTACGTGACCATCACTTGGGTCTTTCATGCGCTTGACCACATACAGGGCATGCTCGTACACGCAAAACGGTTCTGCATCTTCACCATTAGGTGGTAGGTATATTGCACCGTTAGGCCCTTTCTGATAAGGCTTGGGGTACGCTGGTATCTTGTACTGGGGTAACAACTCATCAACGATGCCTGTATCGTCCTCTTCAGGTACGTCTACCTCAACTTCAACCGTATCATCTTCTTCTACCACTTCTCTGCTAAGCGCAATCGGTCCGTGGATTTTGCCTTTCCACTTGCAGCCTTTGCATCCACTTGGGTTGGTCTTTTCAAACGTTGCACAACGATGTGGGCCACCTTCTGCACCGCCCTGTGATGCTTTACGTTCGGTTGCGTTGTAGTCGTAGTCAGGGTGCTGATTTGAAATCATGTGAATGGCTTTGTCACGATCCACACACTCATTGGCTACAGTTAACGCCGACCACCACAACGGCTCAGGTGTTTCGGCTTGGTTCATAAACACATAATTCAACTGCTGACATCCGTCCTCACCACGGATCATGATGTTCTTAAATTTCTGTATCGTGTTACCGGCAACCGAGTCGGTCAGAAAGTTAAGCCCCGGCTCATTGACAAGTGGCGCGGTATTGAATATGGTTGGTTCGGCCGGTGGGCGTACGCCCAATAGTTTAGTAAACGCATCAAACGCTACGGGCTTGCCTGTGGTTATTACCGTAACCTTAAGCGGAAAGTCTGCTTTAAAATTAAAAGTGTTGGGTATCCGTAATACTCGTGCAGCCTCAAACACACTAGAGTCAACGTACAAATCGTGCAGGATGCAAAGCTCGTTTAGTCTTGCGGCAACCGGTTCCCATTCCTTGCGGGTTACCTCCTGCTCTAATACCCAGTACACATGTAAACCGCGTCCTGAGTTAACAATAATTGGTTTGGGCAAACCCACCAATACGCAAAAACGTTGCAGCTCAACTAAACCTGTGCTTTGGTCGATGTAACCGAATGGGCGGTTAGTGGCTGAGTTAATCAGCTCTTTGCCTTCACCGCAATCAATGTCCATCCAAAACGATTTGATACTTAATACGTTGGATTGCTTACGACTCTCACCTGTAGCGTACTTAGCGCAGCCAAAAAACACATTGCGCCCATTGCTTACAAACTGCTCCGCAAACTTATCTACTTCTTCCCGTGTCTCGACTAACTCTTGTTTTATGGATTTGCCCTTAATGCCAACGACTGCGAACCACCCATTAGGGGGAAGCACCGCATCGAGAAGGTCAAACGTAGCCATCTGTTTATTCCAGAGACGAGTAGGCAGGGGGCAAGCCCCCAAGTCCATACCCGATGATTATTTAAGTTTTTTTAAGTACTCTGTAAGAGCGGGTACGTAAGCGGCTTGGGGTTCGTGCAAGCCCATAAACCAGTTGTATATCGTCATTCTGCTGACGCCTAACCTATCGGCAACATCTGACACTGGAATACTTTGGGCTATACACAAACGACCAACAGCTACGCCAAGATGGCGACGATCCGCCTTCTTGTTCCGTTCAATGAGCATTGAACTGTATCCGTAGCTCATAATATTTTACGCATCGCTCCATGCGCTGATAACCGATGCCAAGTCTTTCTTGGGTGCAGGTGCTTCATCAGGCTTCTTGCTTGCACGTTTGGTAGGCTCGGCAATCTCGGCATCTTCGGCTTCAGCTACTTTTGCCTTTGCTTTAGGTGCGGGCTTTTCAAACTCTTCGTCTAATGGCTTACCTGCTAACACCAAAGGCTTCTTCACCCCATCAGCTTGAGCAACAGTCATGGTGACTGCGTTTTTAGCCTCAGCAGAATCACCGGCTTCTTTAGCAACTTTCCACTCTTCCTGTGTAATATGGCGCACAGGCGAGAAGAGCAGCTTAGGTGTATCGCTATCAGTGTCCAAGCTAACTTGAGTCACAATCTGATTGATGTTGCGCCCGTTACCGGCAATGTACTTACCATAGCTCTCGAACGGATGTACATTGCCCTCACCCTTACCAAAGATTGATTGCGATGGAAGCGTTAACTGATACACCGAACCTGTCATATCACCTTCAAGCAGAACAGCAATACGGCGTTGGTAACGGCAAGCACGACTTGTACCATCACCTGACCCAGCAATGTTTTGCGAACATTCTGCACAGTTTTTACCTTGCTTTTCTTCAACGTGCGCATCAGGCACATCACCATCATTCGACCAACATGTAGGCGGCACGATTTCATCAGGGTTGTACTTGCCAGCATAGAACACACGAGATACGTTCTTACGTGCATTGATGATGATCACGTTCATCTCACGACCAGTCAGCTTACCAACTTCTTCACCACCAACAATCTTACGAAACACACCGCCACGAATCGAAATGCGTTTTGCACCGCCACCACCAGCCAATGATTTGGTTAGGTCGTTAAGCTCAGCGCCGCGCAGAAAGTCGGGTAACTCTTGATTAAAAATTGAAATATTGCTCATTGCTACTTCTCCTGAAAAATTAGCTTCTTTTTACTACGATTGTGTACTTGCTATCTGACCACAAGCCGGGGGGCAGTAAGTCAGGATGCTCTTCTAAAAACTGCTTCAAGTTTGCTTGGTGCAGTCGTTGTTGCAACAGACCAAATGCGTCATGCTCTTTAATAAACTGGTGCATTGAACCCCAATCATTTGTGTTGTAGTTGGTTGTTACTTTACGAATGATTGTCCCTTCGTTGGTACGCATACTAGATACGTCAAGCGCCTTACACATCTCAAGCATTTCATTTGAGATTGCCTCAAGCTGATCATTAAAATCACCAAGCTCTTTCTTGTGACGTTCAACCGTTGCTTCCTTGGCGTCACGTATCTTAATGTAAATTTTTGCCAGCTCTTCGGCTGATACTTTTGGTGCTTCGTTTTCCATGAATTACTCCTGTTGAATTGTTATTATAACTATGTTTTTGACTTTGTCAAGAAGTTTCCTCAATCTCTTGTCGATAAAGATCAATTATTTTTGTGTGGTTGTCGATGTTATTGTTCAACATCCTGTACAACCGCTCTTCTACTTCGCTCCCCTTTACGTGTACGATAGTCATAGCATTCTTTTGACCGGGCCTGTCGATACGCGCATTGGCTTGCAGGTACGTCTCAACTGACATCACAGGTGAATACCATATAACAGTGTTAGCTGCGGTAAGCGTGAGACCGTGTGACGCTGCCTGAGGCTGGATGATAAGCACCTTGACCCGATCTGTGTTTTGAAAGTCATCAACGATACTACTTCTGCGGTTAACTGGCACTGCACCATTGATCACTTCGCAGACGATGTTGTTTTTAATCAGGTACGTTTTGAGTAACTCAATCGTGTGGGTGAACGGTACAAACACCAACACCTTATGCGACGATTCTTCAATTACCTCAAGCACAACCTGTAGCCTATTGGATACATCAAACTCCACAACTTCTTTATCGTCTGTGTAGACTGCACCGCCAGATATTTGCAACAGCTTGTTCAAGTTCGTTGCTGCATTGGCTGAGCTAATCTCTTCACCTCCTGCTTTCATCATCATGTCATTCTTGAGCATGCGGTAAAACTTCATCTGCTGCGCGGTAAGTGGCGCATCACGTTCAACGTGGGTTACTTCGGGCAAGTCCAAGCATTGATCCTTTTCAAAACGTATTGCTGGTTGCAACACACTATGTACCGTGTCTTGTGCATTAGGTCTAGGTATCCAACGAAACATACCAACCTTGTACATGACCTGATCTCTAAACTGCCCAAAGAACGGCGCAACACCTTTGGGGTTAACAAGTTTTGCTAAGCCATACGCATCGACTGGTGATTGTGCTGCTGGCGTACCAGTAAGCATCCACAGGCCCCGTATCGTTTTGTTCAAGTCACGCATGACTTTCCATCGTTCAGTCGTTGGATTTTTGTAGGCTGACGCTTCATCAATGACGATTAAATCAAACCCGCCATTTGCCACTTCATCTTTAACGATAGCCAACCCGTCAAAGTTAATGATCACAAATTCTGCACCGCCATTTACAATCTTGGCGCGTTTTTTCCTGTCACCATATGCTATGTCGCAGGTGCGGTGCATCGCAAACTTAAACAAGTCGTTCTGCCATGCCGACTTCATGATCGACAGGGGGCAGACCACCAGCACTCTACGCACTACGCCAATATTCATAAGGTAATCAGCGGCCCAGATAACTGAAGCGGTCTTGCCTGTACCCTGCTCATTAAAACAAAATGCTTTAGGGCGCTCCACTAAAAATGCTGACGTTACTTTCTGATGTGCAAAGGGTGTGAACTGTCCGGGCCAGTTGTAATCGTTCATTTCTTTTTGCGTTCTCTTGCGCTGACCTCAGACACTAAATTGTGTTTTGAGTCACGTTTAAATGATCGGTTGCTATTTGCATCTTCGACACGTACACCGTCTTTGATTGAACCGCCCTTGTCGATAGCCTTTACGTGCGCTGCGTCTTTACCGTCACCCTTGTGCAGCTTGCCTTCTTTCACTAGCTTTCTACGACCTTTATTGCGTTCAGCACGTTCTTTAATATGCTCGGGTTTACCCTGATATGTGGCGTATTCTTGTTTGTAGTCACGGGGCTTGGTCATCATTATTCTCCATGGATATTTTGCCGCTTATCATGTGGGTGTTAAGGTCGGCATGCGTCAGTTTAAACTCTTCAGGTGTAGATTCCCATAGTGGTCTGCGCTCGTCTTTGTCCACAACTTTGAGCATTTGCCCAACCTTAATTGCAATCTCAAGCATCATCTCTTCTTTCTCACGCTGAACGGCTTCTTGAATTTGCTTACCAATTATGTTGACGATAGTGCGTTCAACAGTTTTACCAATGAGTTTGTTTACACGTTCTTGCAACTTGCCCTCAAGTATTAACATTGAGTCGATATTTTGTTGGTCTTCCATTTGATCGGGGGTCATTTTCTTTTCCTTTGATGTACACATGTATCCACAGGGCAAAAACCGCACAGTGGGCCTGAAACTGGATTCCATACCTTATTGCTCAACGCCGCTTCAAGCCGGTCAAGCTCAGGCTTCATAGCCTCTAGGTACTTAGTCTTGTAAAAGCTGTGATGCTCTTTCTTAACAAACTCGCCGCTCACCACAAACGCTAATGCTGATTTGATCTCAATCACATGAGGGAAGTGCAAGAATATCCCTGCCGCCAAAAGATCAAGCTGCTTAGTATCCGCATACTTTGCGTTTTTACTGGTTTTGTAGTCAGCTAGGTAAGCCAAGCCACCGTCAATGATCACCAAGTCAGCAATGCCATGCCACCAGTAGTTAGGTGCGTCAAACTTGCAAGCTATAAACTTGCCGTTGTGTATGGCGATACCCATCTCAAGCTCACAGTGCTTTTCACCCTTGATGTTTTTGAACGCTTCAAGTATCGGGCGCATGTAGGCAAACTTCTCAGGCACATCCACACCATCACGGATGTATTCTTCTGCTGCCGTATGCACAAGTGTGCCGTAGTGTGCAGCCTCACCTGCCTGATCAACTACGTCTTTAGCAATCTTCAAGTGGTAATACTTCTTCGGGCATTGCTGAAACGTCTTCAGGCTGCTGTACGACCATTGGATGCTCATTTTTCTACCGTCTCAATTAGTTTTTGTAAGTAGTGCTGTGCTTTAAGCAAGTCAGCCATGCCACCCTTCTTCTTGTACCTACTGACGTACTTGATGATGTTGCCCTCCAGATAACCAAGATTGTTTGCAAGGATAAAGTCCCAAGGCTGAATCTCAGTCTTGTAATGGTCGCCGCCAACCTGCACAGCGTTTGCATCTTGTTCTTGTTTAATAATGTCGTTAACTGTTAGTGGGGGATACATTCACTGACCTCTTACGTTTAGGTTTAATAGCTGTAATGCCTTCTTCAACTTCGGGTTCAGCGTACTTGGCTTCGATCATTGCGTCTGCTAAAGCATAAGCATTTGCTGCGGTTCTGTTAATAACATCCATATGGATACCTCGACTAGCAAATCCCATCAACGCCAACCCCGCAAACAAATCTCTTAGGTCTTCATCGTTCATTTTGTTTTAACCCCTGTACAGCTTCGGCAAGTTCTCGTATGGCATACCCAATATCTTGTGTTGGGCGATCCAAAGAAGCAATACTCTCAGC